CATTCCCGGGCCAAGATCATAGAGCCCATATAGATACACACCTTGCATTTATGGGAACGAACATGGCTAGAAATAACCCGATGGTTTTAGCTGCGTTAGAGAAAAATATTTTCGAACATATTGCTCTGATGGCACAAGAACAAGTAGAACTAGAATTTAGAGAAGATATTCAACAAATGTCTATTATGCAACAGAATCCAATGATGGCTCAGAATCCTGAAATGCAAACAATGATTCAAAACTTAACTATCAAGATGGAAGCTAGAAAAGCTAAACTTGAAGCAGAGATGACGATCGAATTTATGAAGGAAGAGCAAAGAACGATCGGTGAATTTGGCAATGACCCTATTGCTAAACTAAGAGCAAGAGAACTTGATCTAAAAGCTATGGATGATCAAAGAAAACGAATGGAAGGTCAAGAGAGAATAGACCTTGATAGAATGAAATCTATGATGAACCAAAGCCTACAAAGAGATAAGATGGAGCAAAACGAAGAATTGGCTGAATTACGGGCAGATACGTCATTGACTAAAACTCAAATGAGTATTGACGGAAAAATAGAGAATGATAAATTTAAACAAAGAGATGTAAGAATCTTGAAAGGTCCGCGTAGATAATCTATAATAGGAGACATTATGAAAAAAAATACAAGAGATCCAAAGGTTACTCCAGAGTTAGGAGCAGATAAAGATGGGATGCAAAAAGGTGGTATCGTAATTGAAACTACTAATCCTACTGAATCACAAACTGTGGATGTAAAAGGGACTAGAAGAATTAGACCCGATAAAAAACCGGTAAAGGCTACTTGGTATTAATATGTGGTTGTCGGCAATTAAATTAGCCGTTTCTGCTGGAAGCAAAATTTATGCTAACAAGCAGAGAACTAAGATGGCGATGTCTGATGCACAGCTTATGCATGCTCAGAAGATGGCCGAAGGCAAGGAAGCTTACCAGGGCAAATTATTAGAAGCCCGTCAGTCAGACTGGAAAGACGAGGCAGTTTTAATAATTTTAAGTTTGCCCGTGGTGGTGCTTGCTTGGGCAGTCATAAGTGACGATCCGACTGCCATGGATAAGGTAAAGCTGTTTTTTGAGATGTTTTCTCAATTACCTAGCTGGTTTACAAATTTATGGATACTTGTAGTTGCGAGTATTTATGGTATAAAGGGAACACAAATTTTTCGTAATGGAAAAAAATAAGGAGATTTAAAAATGGCGAATCCAAGATATAACACACAAGTTACTCAACCTAGAGGTAACACTAAGAGAGTTGGAAAGATGGGTGGTGGCATGATGATGAGACGACCTATGATGAAAGCAGGCGGAAGAATTGCAGGCGCTGCTAGAAGAGCACAACAACACGGATACTATACACCTGACATGGGTATGAAAGGTGGAAAGATGTATGCTAAAGGTGGAAAAGTTTCTGGTAAAAAAAGAATTATTGCAGGTGGTAGAGGTAAAGCAAAAAACTATCCTGGAATTAAAAAAATTATGGAAATGAATAAAAAAGGTAAGAAAAGATTTAGAGATGGTGGTTCAGCTTTAAAAAGAAAAGGTTTAAAACCAGTTGATGCTAGTCAAAAAGGTTTAAAAAAATTACCAACTAAAGTTAGAAACAAAATGGGCTACATGAAAAAAGGTGGCAGAGTTGGTGAGATGATGTACTCACGAGGATATGGTGAAGGTATGAAATCAAAAAGAAAACCTACTGAACTTATGGACAGAGGCGCTATGAAAAAAGGTGGCAGAGTTCATAAGAATACTAGAAGAATGAATCGTCTTGAAGAACTTGGTAGAGTTGATGCTGAAAAAGGAAGAACTCGAAAAGGTAAAAGAAATCTTAGAGATGAGAAAAAAAGAATAGTTAGGGAACTTAAAAAGTAATGGCTGAAAAGAAAAAAGCAGGTAGAATTAGAAGAGGCATTGATAAAATTAGAAAAAAAATTGCTCCTACATTTGGAGAACAATTTTCTAAAGCTAGAAAAGAAGGTAAAAAAACTTTTAGATCAACTAGAGACGATACTAAAAAAGGTAAACTTCGTTATTCTACAATGACTAAAAAAGAAGTCGCTGATAAAATTGCAGCTGGAAAAAGAGACGATGCAAAAGTTCAACCTAACGCACCTAAGAAAAAAGGCACTTACGAAAAAGCAACAGGCACTAAATTAAGTGCTAGAGGAAAAGCTTTTAGAGATGCTAGAAAAGCAGGTAAAAAAGAATTTACTTTTGAAGGTAAAAAATACACTACTAGATTAAAAGGTGAAAAAGAAAAGAAACCTTTTATCGACATGAAGAAAAAAGTTGTTAATATTTCTAAACCTGAACTCTCAGGTAAAACTTCTAAGAAAATTAAAAAAGCTGTTAGAAGAGAATATAAAGGCTTTGATGGAGTCTCTGCTAGAAAAGGTGGCTTGATCAGAGGTATCCCTAAACTAGCTAAAAAAGGTTTCTAATATGGCTAAGCTTTGTCCAAAAGGTAAGGCTGCCGCGAAGCGTAAATTTAAGGTGTATCCGAGCGCCTATGCTAATATGTACGCATCCAAAGTTTGTAAAGGTAAAGTAAGAGCATCTGCTAAAGACGGTGGATTTGTTGCTAGAGGTTGTGGTAAGATTATGTCAGGGAGATCTAAAAAAACAAAAGTATATTAATGGGTGATTTAAAAAAATGGGTAAGCGAAAAATGGGTAGACATTGGGGCTCCGAAGAAGAATGGGCGGTATCAGCCTTGCGGCAGGTCAAAAGGATCAAAAAGGAAATATCCGAAATGCGTTCCACTTGCGAAGGCCACACGGATGACAAGCTCGCAAAAGGCGAGTGCTGTCAGACGAAAAAGAGCGGCAGGGAATACTGGACCAAAACCTACTAACGTAAAAACATTTACTAAAAGAAAATCAATGAGTCTAGGAGGCTTGGTGTGAGAACAGATTTTGCAACAAGACCTAAATTAGCAAAAGGTGGTATGCCACCTAGAAATAAAAAAAATTACAGACCTACAAAGTCTGGAGCAGGCATGACACGAGCCGGTGTCAAAGCCTATAGAAAAATGAATCCCGGTTCTAAACTAAAAACAGCCGTGACAGGAAAAGTGAAGCCTGGATCAAAAGCTGCTAAACGTAGAAAATCATTCTGCGCAAGATCACTAGGACAAATGAAGAAATTCCCTAAAGCAGCAAAAGATCCAAATTCTCGTATCCGTCAGGCACGAAGAAGATGGAAATGCTAGATAAATTAACATATCCAATTTTACATTTTATAATGAAACATGCAGGCACATTAAACGCTTGGGCATGGCGTAAACATGTAAAGATACTTGAAAAAAATCGTATTAACGAAGATGAAGAATATTTGAAAGAATTAAAGAAAAAATTATGATAAAAGATCCTAAAGTTGGAACAGGTAAAAAACCAAAAGGTTCAGGTAGGAGATTATATACAGATGAGAATCCTAAAGATACTGTTGGAATTAAGTTTGCGACTCCTAATGATGCTCGTAAAACCGTTGCTAAAGTTAAGAAGATATCTAAACCGTTTGCAAGGAAAATCCAAATACTTACCGTTGGTGAACAAAGAGCCAAAGTTATGGGTAAGACAAAGGTGGCAAGCATATTTAAGAAAGGTAAAGAAGCAATCAGAAAAAGGAGGAAAACATGAGAAGAGCAATACTAGAAGCGTTAAGGGCTAGATACGAAGCTGAAATAGCAGAGTCAGATGCCACTATTAATATTTATTTAAACCATCCTGTTGCTATTGGAGAACATCCACAACATATTGATGAAATAAATAAATTAGTCGATAAAATAGCACAAGCTAAAGAAAAGTTAGATGTGTTAGATGAATTTGAACCAGCGAAAGGAGATCAATTATAATGGAAGATTTAGTATTAGTTGCCAAATTACAAAGAATAATAACCCAAAGACATGAAGATATTGTTACTGCAATGGCTTCAGGAGCTGTTGACAATATGGAAAAATATCAATATATGTTAGGACAGATACGAACTTATCAGTATCTATTACAGGAGATATCCACCCTGCTAAATAAAAAGGAGCAAAATGAAAAAGACGGAACAGTCATCGACATCAAACCCAAAGGTAATCCTACCAAATAAGGATTTAGTTGGGGTTAAAAAATCAGAAGAAAAAGATTCAGTACCAGATTCAGCTAAACTACCAAAGCCTACAGGTTGGAGAGTTTTAGTTTTACCTTTTAAACAAAAAGAAAAAACTAAAGGTGGTATTATTTTAGCAGAAGACACCATTGAACGATCGCAAGTTGCATCTACTTGTGGTTTAGTATTGGACATGGGTCCTCATTGTTATGACAAAGAGAGATATCCTGAAGGTCCTTGGTGCAAGAAAGGTGATTGGGTTATCTTTGCAAGATATGCTGGATCACGAATTAAAATAGATGGGGGTGAGATAAGACTTCTCAATGATGATGAAGTTTTAGCAACCGTGGAAACCCCTGAAGATATTTTCCACGAATTTTAATAATCATAGGAGGAACTATGCCAGAAGAAAAGAAAACAATTGACATTGACACTAGTGGTCCTGGTGCCGAGGTCGAATTGCAAGAAGAAAAGAAAGAAGATATTATTGAACAACCAGAGGAAAAAAATAATGAAACAAAAACTGAAGAAAGCGTTCAAGACAATAATCAGCCCGATGATTCATCTACGAAACCTGATGAGCAGCCTAATGTTTCTGAAACTAAGGACGACGGGAGTGATAAACAATCAAGTCAAGGTAAAGAGCATGAAGAGTATTCTGAAGGCGTTAAGAAAAGAATAGCAAAGCTCACTAAAAAAATGCGTGAAGCTGAAAGACAACGTGATGAAGCGTTATCTTTTGCAGAACGTACTAAAAAAGAAAGAGACACACTTACTTCTAGAGTTTCTAAACTTGATACAGGTTATGCATCAGAGATGGAAAACAGAATTAAGTCGTCTTTATCGGCAGCACAATCAAAATTGAAAACTGCTAGAGAAAATAACGACATTAAATCAGAAGTTGAAGCGTCAACTCAAATTTCTCAACTAGGTTATGAGCAAGCAAAACTTGCAGAACTCAAAACTAGACAAGAAATGGAGTCAAAAGCAAGAGAGGAAGAGGCAAAACAGCCCACAAAACCTCAAATGCCTACGAACAACCCTGAAACTGACCCTAAAGCTACCGAGTGGGCATCAAAAAACACTTGGTTTGGTTCAGATTCAGCTATGACGTACACAGCTTTTGACTTACACAGAAAACTTACCGAAGAAGAAGGGTTTGATCCTCAATCAAACGACTATTATGACGAAATTGATAAGAGAATTAAACTTGAATTTCCGCATAAATTTGGTAAGATAAAAGAAACGACTAGTAAACCTACTCAAACTGTTGCATCTGCAACGCGTAGTCCAAAGACAGGTCGCAAATCGGTGAAACTCACATCTTCACAAGTAGCAATTGCTAAAAAATTAGGTGTGCCACTAGAAGAATATGCGAAACAACTTATGAACACGAAGGAGGCATAAGCATATGAATAAAATAGATAAAAAAGCCAAGAATCGTGCGAGTCAAACTAATAAAAGTGATTCAACGAAAGTTGAGTCAAAAGCAAAGTCGGTTGCACCAAAAGTACAACCTAAAGTTTGGGCTCCACCATCGTACTTAGATACGCCCAACGCGCCGAACGGCTACAGACACAGATGGGTCAGGGTAGAAATCCTTGGATTCGTCGATACTAAAAATGTTCAAGGTCGATTAAGATCTGGATATGAATTAGTAAGAGCAGACGAATATCCCAAAGAGGACTTCCCCGTAGTGCAAGACGGCAAATACGCAGGGGTGATCGGGCACGGAGGCCTAGTGCTGACTAGGGTACCAGAAGAGATTGCGAGACAGCGTACTGACTATTACATGAGTCAAGCGCAGGATCAAATGAAGGCAATAGATAACGATCTCATGAAGGAACAGCATAAGGGAATGCCTATCGATATTGATAGACAATCTCGTACAACCTTCGGTGGCAAAGAATAGTTAATTTTTTAACAATTCCAACCAACGAATTATAATAACCGAGATGGTAAAACATCTCACTTAAGGAGAAAAAACTATGGCTAATAGTTCAGCAGTAGGTTTCGGCTTGAAACCTATTAAAATGTATGGCAATGGTTATGAAAACATGGGTTTAGGTGAATACCCTGTTGCAGCATCCTCTGACGCTATCTACAACCAAGATTTGGTTTGTCAGCATACGACAGGATTTGTAATAGTTGGTATCGCTGGTACAGAAGATATTATCGGCTCACTTAACGGTGTTTTTTATACTGATGCTACTACTAACAAGCCAACGTTCCAGAACTACCTTCAAGCCTCAAACACTGCTTCAGACATCGTTGCACTAGTCAATGATAGTCCGATTCAACAGTATGAGATTAGAAGCGACGCGACTGGAGCCTCTTCACAAGCAAGTGTAGGGGAAGTTGCAGATATAACTTACGTTGCGGGAGCATCTCCGAACTACGTTTCGAAGACAACTCTTGCATCAGCAGGTTTAGCTGCAGGTGCGTCTAAACAATTAAAAGTGATTGGTGTTTCAAGAGACCCAGAAAATAATGATCTTTCATCGGCTAATGTCGTGTGGAGAGTTGTTATCAATGAGTCATTCTTCTTGGATGCCACAGGAATCTAATAGGAGTAATTAAATTATGGCTATATCACGAAATCAACTAGTTAAAGAACTAGAGCCAGGTTTGAATGCACTATTCGGCCTGGAATATAAACAGTATGAACAAGAACATGCTGCTATATACACAACAGAGTCATCTGACAGAGCTTTCGAAGAGGAAGTTATGTTGTCAGGTTTCGCTCAAGCACAAGTAAAACCAGAAGGTTCAGGTGTTGTTTATGACAAGGCTCAAGAAACTTTCACAGCTAGATACACTAACGAAACAATTGCGTTAGCGTTTGCTATTACTGAGGAAGCTATTGAAGATAACT